CAGTGCGCAGGAGCCAAGATGGTTGATGCACTATGCTTCTTTAACACCTGCTACAAAAGATAATATAAAAGTACAAGAGATTGTGGCTAGTTATAAAAAAGATGATATAGACTTTCATCAGATGGTAGCTGATATGGCAGATATAGATAGAAACTTAGCAAAGACAATCAACCTTGGGATTATGTATGGTATGGGCATTGGTAAGTTGGCACATATCCTTGGTGATATATCTTTTGATGAGGCTAAGTCTCTCCGGGCAGAGTATGATGAGAAAGTACCTTTTATAAAAGAGATGGCTTCTGCGGTTATGCGAGTAGCTACAGAAAAAGGTGAGATACGAACACTACTAGGTAGAAAGTGTAGATTTCCTATGAGAGAGCCAAAGGGTTTTGGTGGGTATAAAAAAGTTATACATATGGATAAGTTAGAAGAAGAGTGGCAAAACATAATGGATACACCACTAGAAGAGAGAGAAAAAGATTGGAGAAAGAAAAACCCTGCAAACTATCAGGTTGCATTTACATACAAAGCGTTAAATAGATTAATACAATCATCTAGTGCAGACCAGACAAAAAGAGCTATGATTGTCTGTCACGATGAGGGTTTTATGCCTATGTTGACCGTGCACGATGAGTTGTGTTTTTCTGTAAGCAAATCTAGTAAGGTAGATAAGATAAAAACTCTTATGGAAAACTGTTTCCCTGAGATGAAGATACCCTCGAAAATAGACGTGGAAGTGGGTGACAGTTGGGGCGAATAAAAGTCTTGATAATTATTTCGGATATATTAGTTTAACCACTGGAGTCAAAGTATTTATATAACCATTAATAACGACTGTTACGGTAAATTGTGGATATATTACTATATGTGTTTTATTTTTTTTTATTGCTTTGACTCCTTTTTCTAGATCTTTTTATTGCTTCTTTACCTCTTTTAGCTATGGCTACTACTTGTGTTTTACCCATAACCTTTGCACGTTGCTCCATTACTGTTAAGATTTGAATTTTTCTAGCGTATGGTTTAGATATTCTTTTGACCTTCGCAACAGTCTTTCTTGCATCCTCTGGAGTTGCAAACTTAATTCGTACAGTATCTTTAGGATTTTCATCAGTATATAACCTCCTACCTGAACCCTTAGGTTTTTTACCTGTGCCTTTTTTAGGATCTAACTTTTTGGCCATCTATCCGTCTTCATCATAGCACTTAATCTTTCTGCTCTTGACTTAACTTGACGGCTCCAAGAACTGTCTAGCATTTCTGTTGAAGCGCCATCCCAGTCGTGGTTACGTATAGCCTCAAAGAACTTTGGCCATTTGTTAGGGTTAAATCTAGTTCTGCCCATATTAAACAACATATCTATAATTACTGCTTGTCTAACTTTACTAAGACCGTTAAAGAATATCCAATCTTTTGCTTCTCCTCGTACTCTTTGTATATCGTTGATAAGCAAAAAATTTACCTCTTCTCTAGTGATCCCTGGTCCATCTGCCGCTATGTTTCTACCAACACCAATGGTAGGGTGACCTACTAAAGTGTCCCCTGCTTTTACTTCTTTACCATTTGCATCATCATATACACGATATTTTACACCCTCGTGTAGGGATATTAAATCTGTAACATTATCCAGTTTTTCTGCCATTTTTTCTTCTCCTTACTTTTCTCTTCGCAAATGTTTTTACATTTGTCGGTTTTTTACCAGGATTGCCTGCGGCTCTTTTTCGTTTTACAGCACTTGTTATTTGAGATTTGGTCATACGTTGAGCAGTAGCTCTTGGAACGCATTTAGGATATTTGCGTTTACTTTTTTTAGCTGACTTTCTACCACAAGCCTGAAACTTGCCTTTTTTCTTAGGTGCTCCTATATCTACCCAGTCGCCTTTGGGACCTTTCCCAAACCACGCTGTAAGACCACCTGTAGGTTTAGCCATTATGCAGTCCTGTATCCACCACCACGTTTTTTATATGTGCGAACTAACCAAGCATTTGCATAAGCGGAGGGGTATACGGCAAATTTTCTTTTTGCCTCTGCCTTAACCCTTGCATATAATGCAGGATTAGTTGGCTTTGCTCCTTTTTTCTTGGTAGTCTTTCTCTTTCGTGTAGTGGTTTTTCTTTTAGGAGGCATTAGGACTTCTTCACTAATTTATAACCTTTTTTATTTGCAGCAGCTCTGATCTGTGCAACGGTCATAGTTTTACCTGTTTTCTTTACACCACCTTTAGCCATATATTTACCACCTTTGGCCATCTTAGACATATACTTACCACCTTTAGCCATCTTAGACATATACTTGCCTCCTTTGGCCATATACTTACTCATTTTTCTTCCGGGCATTTACTTCTCCTTATTATATAGGTTATTAAACGTCACCTCAGAATCGGTGTAACTATCGTGTATTTCTGCGGTGTGAATATATTGGCTAGGTCTAAAATCTGGTGCCCCTTCGCCTGTTGTCCACAAAGCAGGATTTGTTACCCTAACTCTGTTATTAGGTAATGCTACTATATTACCAGTCCATTTACCCGAGTCAATAAGTTGTAGTACGTGACTCTGCTTATGTTGTGCAGGATCATCTGAGATATAGCTATCTGTATAGTCTACTGTAAACATATATCTGCCTTTGTAAAACTCACCACCTATTTTACAAAACCAAGGACTAGAGCTTATCCTATCCATAACAATAATAGAATGACCTCTTGATGAGCAGTCCCAAGGTTGTGCTAAGTGTGTGTCCATACGCTCTGGCATCTCATCTAACACTTCATCGGCAACCAAACTAGTAATTGGCATACGTGCCCACATTGCTCCACCGTGAACATTTTCTTCTTCATCAATACCTGTAAATACTACTTGAAAAGATAAACATCGATCAGGGATAGTAGTTACCGCTATAACTAAAGCGTGCAAATACTCACCGTGATATTTTATGTGATTGTGTGTAAACTCTTTTCTAACCCACGCTTTGAAGTGTGGGATGTTGGACATTAAATACGACATCCCATAAGATAACACACTTTATTCTTTTTTACCAGTCCCACAATACAAACCAAACCAAGCTGCTCCCGCACCTACAACAACACTTACAAATGCAGACTGTGCATTGGTTGGGTCTTCAAGTTTCATAAACCACTCTGTTACTCTAAAAAAACATAAGCCGTACATTGTTATCAACAATCTTGGCCATATACGCCATTTATCTAAGTTTTCAGGTGTCATATTATTCTCCTTCTATTATTATCCAATTTTCTTTTTCTCTTTTGTAATCTAAATATAATTCTGTGTCGGCATAATCACGTCCCTCGGACATACATATAAGAAAATATTTAGGCTCATATAATCTGCAAGATCTATCATCATATTCTAAATTATGTGCATATACTTTATTTGTTACTGATACAAAAAACTTAAACGTTATACCTATAGCTACACCTATAAAGGCTATGGTTACAAGTGCTATTAAACCATATTTTATATATTCTGCTATTTCTTGCTGTTTTTTTAATCTTGCAGCTCTTGCTTCTCTCATAGCTTGTTTCTTTGCATCTATGCGTTTCTTACGCTCTTGTAAAATAAATTCCCAAGTTCCAGGCCCAAAGCGAAGATTAATTAAATTTTTCATTTCGTTTAATTGTTCTCTAGCTAATCGAGCATCTATTACTTCTTGGGCCACATTTTCTACAGCAAAATGATCGACATTTTTTGAATCTCTAGCCTTGATGACTTGTTGTTCACCCATCATAGCTTTGTCTATATGACCTACTAATTCACCAATATCATTACAGGTTTGTATTTGTTGTTTAACAAAGTCAACACTTTGTCTGACTAATTTAATACCTGAGAGGACTGCTGCTCCAGCAGTTACAGGATCAACCATTTTGCTTCTCAATAAAACGATCTAGCTTTTGCTCTATACGGATAACTAATTCCTTTATCTCTTTCGTTTCATTTTGAAGCTCTTTCTTAGTTGCGTAATCTTCTCTTGTTCGATTTAACAAGATTTGTAAACGTTTTATTTCTGCAAACATCTTACTAAATGCCCAAGCAAATGGTCCAAGAACCACGGTTATGATAATATTCCACATTAACATTGGATCTATTTGCATTAACTTATTCCTAGTAATTTGTCTTGTTCTACTTGTTTGAGTGCGTTACTTGCTTGATTAACGATTTGGTTTTTGGTTGGTATTTGTATATCACTTTCTTCTAATTCACTTTGTATAGCTTCTGTTGCAGGTGTTACAAGTTCTCTGCCTACGGCTTCGCCTCCTGCTCCTGTGCTTTCAGCTATTCCCATTGTTGTATACTTTCTAGCATTTTGATTCATAAATTCTTCTATTTGTTTACTTCTAATAGACTGTAAATCATCTATTTTAACACCTAATTCTTTAGCTCTTTTTATTTGTCTAGATGTTAAATTAGCAGTAGTCATAGATTTCAAAACAGTTTCTGAACGTAAAGTTTTTCCCATAAGAAATATTTTACCTATTTCTGTTAAAAAACTTAAAGGAGCACTTATAGCTCTATATCCTGCTGCAGCTACGAAAGCGGCAGGCGCCAATCCAGCAGTGCCTTTTAAATTAGCATCAGACATTTTAACAGTAGTTTCTAAAACTTCTTTTAA